TTGATGGTGGTAGGTACTTTGGGGAAGCTGTCGATGATTGCCATGCCAGGGCCGCCTCCCGGCTGGAGTGAGAGTCCCATGGTGATAGGGGCGGTAGTGGTAATGGGTGTCGGTGAAGCTGGAGCAGCTACTTTCGCTGCCGCAACACTAGATAACTGGGCATAGCCCATGTCGGGGGTTTTTCCGAGTTCAGCAGCCACCGACCTATCGACCAAGGCGCGTATTTGCTGCGCAATCTCAAATGGATACTTACTTAGTTCTCCAGACGTGATTAGATTTTGTATTTTTTGTTGCTCAGCGCGTTTTTGTTCTTCTTCACGCATCTTGCGCTCGGCAAGAGCGATTTCTGCGATTTGGCGCTCGGCATTGGGTAGTCCGGGCACGCCAATGCTGGCGCCAGATCGTGCCATGCGGGCTGCGTCTGCTGAGGCGCGTTCCCAAATGTCCATGGCCACCTTTCTGAGGACAGGATCCTCGATTGCCATGGCGCCGCCATAAGCAGCGAATGGCTCCCCGGTAGTTTGCTGACCAATACCGCTTACTTTTTGTGATGCTGCGGCGGCGCGTTCCATGTTGCCTGCAAACTCCCCGGCTGCGCTGGCTGCTCCACCCATTTCTTTTTTGAGTTTGGCGGCGTCGACGGCGGCTTTGAATACCGCGTCGGCTGCTTTCAACTGCCATTGGGCAATTTGGCCGGCTGTGGTGAGATTATCTTTAGCGATGCGTAGTGCAGATCCTTGTGCTTCAAGTGCTTCGTAGTGAGCGCGATTGACTACGCCTTCGGCTTTTGCAATTTCTACAACAGCCCGCAACTCTTCGTATTTAAGTTGGACTGCTCGATATGCAGCTTGGGTCCGTGCCAGTTCAGCTTTAACTTGGGCACGAGTTGCTTCAAGAGCAACGCGAGCATTTTGTACTTCTAGCTCATAGATACGCTCCAGTATTTTGGCGCGTTGTCCTGTGCTGCTAGTGCGTTCCAGTTCGCGCGTAAGTCCTTCGATTTCTATGTTATTTATTGTTTGAACTGCTTGACTGATAGCAGCAGTCAGTGAAGCACGATTGCTAAGTGTGCTGGTCTGCTCTTCTAGTGCTCGTGTCGCTTTTTCTGTGTTACGTGCGTACTCCGCTGCGTACTCTGCTACTACAGCTTGCTTACGTTCAATTTCTATGATGTACGTAGCTTGTTTGTAAACTTCGTTAGCAATGTCTTTTTCAATCTTCGCTTGAGCTACGGTATTTTGGTATATCTTGTACCTGTTTTGGTATTCTTCGACAGAAAGTTGACCCGCTTTAAATCGGGCATCGAGTATAGCAAAATCTAGTTGCGCTTGTTTTATTGCTGAGTCTTGATTACGGATTACATTATCGCGTTCTAAGGCGGCAATCTTTAACTTTTGCGCTTGTATAGCATTAACAGAATTTACTTCTTGGTTTAAGTACAGGTTGAAGTCTTTTTGTACTTGTAAGCGCTGCAGTTCATTTTGCAGACGTGTTTTTTGTAGATTACTTTGTGTGTTTTCTAGTTGACTACGGCTTGCTTCCAAATCTTTCAAGGACTGCATGTACGATATGTATACGTCTAGTAGAGCTTGTTGTTTTGCTCTTTTAGCCGCGAGATCCGCTTCTTGTTTTTGCAGTTCTGAGTTAGCGATAGCTATATCTCTCTTTAGTTTAAGTTGTTGCGCAGTAAGATTAACGCTGTCCGTGTTAATCTGCTTTAGCTCTTTTTCTAAATCTGTTTCACTCTGTAGGTATGCTTTTTTACGTTCTGCCTCAATTTGCGATATACGTGCTTCTTCGGTAGTACCTTGAATTATCTGCTTATCTATGGCTAAACGCTGTTTTCTCGTCTGCAAATCAACTACTCCTGCATCAATAGCAGCTTGGGCAGCGGCAACAAGTTTTTGCTGTTCTTCCGTATTTTGAGGTAAAACTTTTGCTAGTTGTTGGAGGAACGCTCCAACTGGATTGAGTATGGGTAAGTACGTGTTAAATATCTTGCCTAGTTCTCTTGCGCCTGAAACAACGACGTTAATACCTTTGAGGACAAGATTTACTAGCTGAAGTACGCCAGCCAGTGCAGTCTGGAGTTCGACTGTAAATACGGCTAATAGAGTATTTACAGTTCCGCTGACTGCGTTCCAGGCGGCTGAAAGCTGTTTTGTCGCTCTTGTTGAGTCTTGGATACCTGAACCAAGTGAGCCAGTCTGATTAGCGATTTCTTTTGCAATTACTGCACGAGCTTGGTCGTACTTGCCTGCTTCTACCAGTAGACGTACTTGATTATCGAGTTCAGCGGTTACATTGATTGTTGATTCGCGCAAAGCTTGAACGTCAAGCTTGCTTAGTGCTGAGCCTAGTTCTGCTGTTTTCTGGATGGCGGCACCAAAAATTTGGTCGAGCTTTTGGCCGACGGCAGAAAGACCGATGCTTAGGGCCATGCCGAGGGATCCGCCCATCGCTCCACCGGCGAGGCCGCCTAAACCGCCACCAAGAATTGCACCTGGACCACCACCAAACAGTGCTGGAAAACCAGCACCGATAATCGCGTCGGCTGTGCCAGGTTTGGATACGGCACCCTGCAGACCGCGTAAGCCGGGAGCGGCTAGGCGTGGTACGCCCTCAGGCAGATTCAAGCCTCCACCTAAAGCTGTTGGAAGACGTGGCCCTTGAACACCAACACCTGCTTCAGTTCCAGCGGCAATCTCACCGCTGGAAAGCATCATTAAGCCCCTATTCGCTAAGGCTGTTTCTTGTAGTTCTTTGAGGCGTCTGTTGTATTCGGAAACGCGGATAGTTGCTTCAGCCCAGGCGTTTGCGAGGTCTTTTACAACTGCCTCTTGTTGATCAAACCCACCCTTTTTAATATTTACGTTTTCTAGAACTGTCTTAAAAACTTGCGCTTGTTGTGTAGCCCCTTTAAGTGTGTTAGAAAACTGTGCTACACCGTTAGTCGCGTCACGCGCAAATTTTTTAATCGGCTCAAATGCTACGCGTAGTTTATCCCCTAGCTCTCCAGCTCCAGGTTTTAATAGGTTAAAGCTCTTATTTAGATCTTGAGTAAGATTATTTAATTCGCCTACAGCGGATGCAACCCGATTGAGGCGGGAAGTGCCTACGACGTTTAGATTTACTACGGCGTCGTAACTTGCCACTGGATTGCCTGGCTTGTTCTACCAGTGTAAACGGCAAAAAAGCCGCCGGGTTAGCGGCGGCGTTTGGCGGCTTCGTAGGCTTTTTTCTCCTCGTCAGCGCGGATGCTGAAGTAAGCGTTCCAGGCAAGCATTTCCATGTCGGTCATGCGGGTCCGTAGCTCGTTCAGCGTCATGCCCAGTTCCTTGGCGACGTAGAACTGGAGCATGAGGTAGGTGTCCTTGCGGAGCTGGTCCTCAAGCGCTTTTGGTGTCCAGCTCTTCGCTGCCGTCCGTCAGGATTGCCAGCATCAGGGATTGGAGGTCTTTATCGCGCACGTCGTTCTTCAGCATGTCGATCTCACCTGCCTTGAACAACTTCTGGCCGTTCTCGTCGCAAGCCTTAGAGATCAGCAACTGCAGGGCAAAAGCGCTTGCGTCGTCGGACTTTGCCTGGCGTTGGGCGCGTTCGCGTTCGGCCATCGTCATCGGAGTGACCCACATCTCGAAGATGGAGCCATCGCTAAGCTCCACTTCCTTTTTGGTGGGCTCCAGGTTGGCTGCTTTGCGCAGGCGTTCCAGTGCGCTCATGGCAGTTGGAGCAGGCATAAAACTGCTATTTAAGACTTTTGTAGTGTAGCGGACTAGAAATGAAAAACCCCAGTCCGGTTAGGGACTGGGGGTTGCTGAACTGACTGCTGTAGCAGACTATCAGGACTTGGCGAGGTCGAAGGTGGGGGCGGCGCTGGGGCGGAAGGCAATTTCCACGCTCTGGCCGTCGTCGGGGTTCACGGTGAGGCTGGCCGAGGTCAGGATCACGGGAACAGTGATCGAACGGCTCAGGGTGTCGTCCACAGAACCGCCGCTCACCACGCGGTCGATGTACAGCTTCATCGTGGCGCCCACTTGCTGGCGCTGCAGCACGTCTTCCACCATCCGGTTGGACAGGTTGGTGTCGTCGTCGGTGGTGTACACAGTTGCAGAGCCAGAACCATCGGCAAAGCCGGTGATGTAGCTGCGGAAGGGTGCGTACTGACCCAGGGTTTGACCGATGACTGTAACATCAATCTCGCTTCGTGTAATTTCGAAGCTCCACTCGCGTACAGAACCCACTACAGCGGGAGCGCCATAAGCCACCTTGAAGGCATTAGGGGCCACAGCGGTGCCGTTGTCGGTAATAGCTACAGAAGCACCGCCCAGAGTTGCCGAAACAGTCAGTGCTCCGGTGGCGGGGGTGTAGCCGATCACGTAGTAGGTGGTGCCTGCAGACAGACCAGCAGGGAGGGTGCCAGTGCCAGCGGCGCCGGTTTCGGTGTTGACGATGCTGAACTTGACGGGATCGCCGACTTTGAAGTTCAGGTAGGTGTCAACAGTGATGACGTCGGTGGTGTCGTTGACAGCCGACTCACCGAAAGTTGCGGTGGTGCCTGCAGGTGCGTAGTAGAGGGCGCCGGAGGTGCCCGAAAGGACGGTGGCCATTGGTCGTACCAGTGGTAAGGGTTGTCGCGGGCACAGCCCGGCTTAATACAGGTTAGCTCCAGTGCAGTTCGGTATTAAGAAATAACCTGCGCTTGGAATCCTGCTTCGATTCGAGAAATAAAGAACGGCGTAAATGCCCGGCGAGATTGTTGGTCTGGTGTCGTACCGCCAAAGTCCGGGCTGAAACTAGGGCCGTCGATGGCACCAGTGCGGACGTACACGCCGGATGCCGGTTTCGGCGTGCTGTTGATCGTCTGCAGGGCCGTAGTTGCCACGTTGATTAGAGTCTGATTTCGAGCAGGGCCGCGTCCTTTCGGTGTATAAGTGCGAATGACAATGACTCCACGAATACGATCTGGGTTGTCGCTAAGAGTCAATTCAGTTGTAAGCCCGAATTGAATATTGATGTGTACAAACTCTTCGGCGCTATCTGCACCGTCGTTCATAACGTTATCGAAGTAAACAGGAACTGCTGGCGACAAACTGTTGTACGCCGTCAGTAACGGTGTTTCAAATACAGCGCGGACTGCTTGGTAGTTCATCACTGGAATCCTCGGGCTTCACCGAAACCTGCACGGAAACCACGCGCCAGGTCTGCTTGTAGTTGACCTGCTGCATTGTACCGAGCCCACCAGTCCAAAGGCGCCGTAATGGTGTTTTTTCCTGCTCCAGACAAATCGCCACGTCTAGCGCCTGGAGCACGGCTTCCGTATTGCTGCGGCTTGACTGCCGCCTGCTTTTTAAACGGTTCAGGTACGTACGGCGCTAAATCCATAGCTTCGTCGGCGTAAGGCATACCATTGCGAATTTGATACCAAGTTCCTGCCTGAAAACGTGCCAGGGGGACATTACGTTTGTCGTATGAATAAATGCTTCCTGATCCGCGTGGTCCACCGACAGAACCGCCCTTAGGGACGGCGTACCACGCAGATGAAAAACGTCCTGTATATGCGGGGCCAGCTTTTGCTAAACCGTTCATGATTTGAACGGCAGCTAATTGTGCTGCTTTACGTGTAGCATCTTCAATATCTTTAACTAAGAACTTAATATCTCTGGCCATTACTGGGGCCTCAAGAGGATGGTGTGGACTACCGGGTTTTCACCACGGGAGGTTTTGCACTGGATGATGCGGCCGGTTTTGGTGACGCTGTTTTGGGTGTATTGGATGCGGTCGCGGATGCTTGGGACATACGTTCCAAGCTCGGCATTGCCGATGATGACTTTGAGGTCGCTTGTTTGATACGTAGATTCAAATTCTTCGGGCTTTGCCTCGAAGATCAAAGCGCGAACTGTGATGCTCGTGTCGGCGCCAGAGACGATGCCGGTTGTTGTGTTGTATGTCGGGGCGGCGTTAGCTTTGAGATAGGTCACGTTTTGGCCCCAGTCCGCGAGGAGTTGGGCGGGAATGCCGGCAAATGTGGTGTCGACGAGGCTCATGTCATCCCCTCACAATGCGAATCTGATAGCCGCCTACGCCGCCAATCGTGTAAGCGCCTAGGTATGACTGGAGCCAAGGGTAGACGTCGAAAATGTTGTTGATGGGGTTCTCGACTTTGCTGTCCTTGTAGCGGACTTTTAGGTCGCCAAGAGTGACTTCCTGATACAGCTCGTCCGGGTCGCTTTCGGTGTTGGTGATTGCGTCGGTGTCGTTTGCGAGGGCGCGTGCCAGTTCGTAGGTTGCGTACTTAATGTCCGGGGGGATGACGCTACAGGTCAGCTCCACGCGGTCGACGGTGTAGTTATTGCGGGGCCATTTGAGGGATTGGCCGTTGTCGCAGCGGTCGCCGTAAAAATTCAGGCTGTCGATCCAGCGGGTGGCTGAGATCAGGGCGCGGTTTTTCTGATCTGTGGTTTTGTCGGTCCAGGTGGCTGAATTCGGGACGGTTTCGAAATATGCGTCGGCGTCGGCAAGCGTGACGTAGCTGTTGGCCGACGCGCTGCTCAAACTAGCGTTGATCGTCGCGGGCACAGCTACTTACTTGATCTTTGTTTCAGTGTAGCGCCAACAAAAAAGCCCCACCGAAGTGGGGCCTGGTGTACACGCAATCTGATTATCAGATGGTGCTGGTGTCGAGGGGGCTGTTGACAGTGACTTGAACCAGGGGGATCAGGTCGATGTCATAGGTGGCTTGCCAGTTGCCGGCGGTAGCCAGGTTGCCGTTGGTCGGGTTGTCGCCAGCGTCCACCCACTTGGTGCCCGTCACGTGATAAGCGCCGTGGTAGTCGACCGAGAGCACGTCCTGCTTGGACAGGATGTTGCGGTCGGCTTCGATGCGGAGATCCTGCTGCACACCTTCCAGGATGGTTCCTGACTTGGTGAGATAGCAGTAGAACTCGCGCTGGTGGCCGGCTGTGCCAGGGGCAACGGTGTTCACCAGGGGGTCCATAATCACGCGGCAACCAGCGAATTCGCCGATTGCACGGGCACCGACGCCCACGCCGCCACCGCCCCAAACCACGGCGCCAGAGGCAGCCAGGGCAGAGGTCGAGAAGGTCAGCAGGCCCACCTGGTACAGGTAGAAGCCCACGGAGGGGTGAACCACCAGGGTGTCCAGTTCGTCGCCGCGCTCACCCAGCAGGGCGCGGGCGCGGGCCACGGAGGCACCAGTCAGGAAGTTGGCTTCGCCAGCGCCGGAGGCGGCGGCAACGCCCAGGTCCAGGCTGTTGGCGGACAGCGCAGTGCCGAACAAACCAGCAAGCTGGCTGAACAAGCGGGCGCTGTTCAGTTTGTTGATGGCGTCGGCAAGCTGGTTGCGGATGTGAAGCATCGGGTCTTCACCGGCCGCGAGCATCGCGACGTCGTCTACCGCGTATGCGAAACCGCGATGGCAGATGGTAGCGATCTGGGTCGCAGTGCCGATCTTCTGAGGAGTCAGATAGCCGGCGTTGCTGGTGCCCCAGGTAGCCGTCCCGTTCATGATCTCCTCAGTAGGAGCCACGGGGTTGAACTCGGGCACTTGGATGCGGGTACCGCCTTCGCGGGCATCCAGCAGGCTGTTGCGAACAACAGCGCCGCTCTTCAGGAAGAGGCTGCGGTCCTTAATCGCCTCAGACACATAGGTGCTGAGGTTATTGCGCTTGACGATGTCCGCCAGAAGGACACCGCCGGAATAGTTCTGAAATGGGGCGGCCATTTCAAGCTCCAGTGATTGGGTTTGCGGGGGTTCAAGTCACAGACTTGAAGTGGTGTCCCACGGGGACTTACCGACCGGCTTCTCTCTTCAGCACAGCTGCGAGATCAGGGTCGGAGGCTTCCAAGGCCATTTGCCTCGTTAAGTTAATACTACCTTCCTTCCATGGGTTAGCCATTCCGGGGGCAACATTAGATGCTGGTGTTGGTTTGGCGCCCATACCAGCGGCAGAACTCGGTTTGAAATGATGTTCAAAACCAGAGCCTGGGTTCTTTAAGTTGCTCAGATATGTACCAATGTTCTGCTCTACACCGCCGTTCAGAATCACCACGTTTCCGTTGGCGTCCCTGCGGAGATTGCTTTGCAGAAGTTGGAGCATTTGCTCTGAGTTGATAGCTCCAGCCTGGTTGATGGCGGCAAGAGCGCTCGTGCGGATAGTGGCTTGCTCGTTGGAGGCCCGGAGGTCTTCCAGTTGGCGTTCCAGGTCCGCGATGCGGAGTTCTTTTTCTTGGGCGGTTTTGTTGGCTTCCTCCCAGAGGTCTTTCCATTGGCCTTGGTCTTCCAGCGTTTTCTTGCGCTGGTCGTCCTGCTTTTTGTAGACCTCGTCGAGTTTGTTTTTTATGCCTTGGAATTTCTCCTCGGCTTCTGTTGCTTGAGTTTTCAGCGCTGCAATCTGACTTTCGTATTCGCTACGGAGAGCGCCGAGGTCAGCTTGAGGAGCGGTGTCGACTCCAGCCACGGGCTGGTCAGGAATCACCACGGGTGTCTCCTGGATGACTTGCTCTTCCATACTCAAAATTCGTATTCAGCGGTTTGGGAAATTGTTTCTTCGGTAACGTTGCGGCGCTTGGCACGCACAGGTTTTTGTTCTGCAGGCTCGGGTGCAGGTGCAGGTGCAGCTTCCCGGAGTTCGACCAATTCCCAGCGGAATGTGCCGTCCGGTTGTTGCACGTAATCCAGGCTTTTCACCAGTGGATAACGGTAACGACGTTTCTAGTCTAGAACAAAAGAGGGTTTAGCTCTCTTCGAGGTCTTCACGCTCTTCTTCTGTTGCCTCTTCTTCGGCAGATTCCTGTGGTTCCAGCTGTTCGTCGTCGGTGTGGGGCAACATGCCAGTGCTAAGGATTTCGCCTTGGCGCAGAATGTCGCGGAATTCTTCGCGGTCGATGACCTGCTGTGCGAACAGGGAAGTCAGCGCCGTAATGTCTTGGCCGATCAGGCGGTCAATGTCGAAGTCGCGGCTGATGTAGACCTTCGGGGGCTCCAGTTGGAGGTAGGTGGCGGCGTAGTTGAAGGCTTGCTGCAAGGTCTGCTGGAGGTCCATCGAGACCATCGACAGCATGGAGTTGGTGTCGACACGATCCAGGCGGCGGGCGTCGGCAGATTCGGCAACAAACTTTTGTTGGCTCAGTGTGCTGATGCCCAGTGTTGCCATTTGCTGCTGCAGTTCGCGGATTTCGTTGGTCTGCGCTTCGAACGCGCTAGACGCAGGCTCCACGTAATAGACCTTGTTACCGGGTTGAGTGGCAATCGCGTAGTTGACGCCGACCGCCATGTCCTTGGTCTGGTCGTCCCAGCCCTCTAGGACGAGCATTGGTTGGGATGCGATGTGGAGGCTATGGATGAGGTCGGCTTGGCGTTGGAAGTGCGCGAGGTTTAGGTATGCAATGTCCAGTAGGGGTGGCTTGCTAACCAGGGTGTCGGTTTTGTTGGCGTACAGCGTTACGAGAGGGATTTCGCCCAGGCTGTAACTGCCGGTTTCGACTAGCTCGTAGTCGCTGGTGGTGGCAGAGGTGGTGTCGTAGCTGTTGGGGTAGGGCATTGAGCCCACCATTTCTTTGCGGGTCTCGCTCTGGCGGTAGATGCGGTAACGGCCGGGTTCGATGACGCGGACTTGGTCGTAAACCTTTTCGCCGAATTCGCCGTCGGGCAGCACGGCTTTTTCGCCGATGCGGACCTGGATCAATTTGCCGTAGTTGACTTCGCGGTCCAGGCGCCAGCCGTAGACGTTCGCAGGGTCGACTTCGATCCAGTAGGGGCGGCGGTTGAGGGCGCGTTCTTCAGCAAGGCTTCGTGCTCCTGATGGAGCGGGGAAGTCCACCAGGGTGTGGCAGTGGCCATAGGTCAGGGCGCAGATCAGCGTGCGACGTGCATATTCGTCCAAGTCAGAGCCGCAACCGTCGACGTCCTTGGCGAAAACTTCGCTCCAGTACGGGTCGCCTTCAAGAGTGATTGGCTTGCGCAGGATTAGGCCGGAGGCGGCGCGGATTAAACGCTGCGTATAAGGAGAGAAAACAGCGCGGTTGACACGGCTCAAATAGGCCGAGTAGTCCTCGCGGGGTTCCAGTGGGAGGAAGGCTTCGCTGTTCTCGCGCAGGTATTCCGTGCCAAGCGTCACCGCTTTCATGATTTCCCAGCCCTTCATCTGGTCCAGCACGGCGCGGGTGCGGGTGAAGGGGTTGTCAGATCCGCCCATGTAGGTGGAGCTGACGAGGTGGGTGCGGATCTGGCCGGGGACTGAGTACGTCATTTAGTCACCACTTGGTGCGATCCGCCCAGTAAGCGGCTGACATTTTTCCTTTTTTAATGTTAGCTGCATGGCGTGCTTTGAAAGCTTCGCGGCGTTTGCGGTCCGCTTCGCTTTCGCCCGCTTTCTTGGGTGAGCCAGTCACACCCTGTTGGCCGAAGCGGATTAATTTTACTTCGCCGTCCTGTTTTGCGAGGACTGCGTGTGATTTAGTCGGGTGATTTGGGGTGCGTTTGGGTTTGTTGTAGCCCTCGAAGCGCTCGCCGCGATACTCAATCATCGTCGTCCTCCTCGTCGTCGGGGTCGGTGATAGGTACCAGCACTTCGATACCTTGAGTCAACATAGTTACGAAACCCCCGATAATTTCGGGGTTTTGGGGAGTCTTAAATACGAAGGTGGCGTGCGTTAGACCGTCCTCGGCGTCGATTTCGATGTGGACGCAGCCGCCATTGATGGTTTGGATCATTAGCCGTCGGATAGTGCTCCAAGCGTTACGGTTACGGTCGGACCGGCGTTTGTTAACGCAGTTACGTAAAAAACGTAGTCGCGAACCGGTTTGTCCTGGATGAAATAGAGGTAGGTGCCGTTGGCGCTGATGCGTTGGGCTCCAGCGTGTTTGGTGGCGGCTGCGACAAGTCCGAAGTCGTCGTTGCCGGTCAAACTTCCGCCGAAGTCAATGTCAATGTGGCCGCTGACAAAACCAGTTACCTTGACCTGAAAACAGGTATGGCCGGCAACAACGTTGCGGAAAAATAGCGAGCCAACATCAGTAAGGCTTTGGCTGGGGTAGATCGTGAGTTCGCCGTCGTAGACGGTGCCGGTTCCAGTGGCCATGGGTCGTTATTTCTTGGGTTTTTTGGCGGTTTTGGCAGCTGCACGGAAATCAGCCGCGGTTGGGGCGCCTTTGCTGCCCGGTTTGCGCATTTTCTCGCCCGAGCCAGCCGCAATGCGCTTGCGTTTGGCCGCGATATTTGCGTAAAGACCTTTTTTCTTGGGTGCCATCGTTATTTCTTGCGTTTTTTGGTGGTTTTGGGGCGAGATTTGCCCGCTTCGCTTAGTGCGATGGCGATTGCTTGCTGGCGACTGGTTACTTTTTTACCCGAGCTGGATTTGAGTGTTCCAGCTCCGTATTCGCGCATGACTTTGGAGACCTTTTTCTCCGCTTTTGTTGGTTTTTTGGCCATGGCACAGCGGTATTTGTATCAGTCTACGGGGGGTTAGTAGAGGCGATAGTTGGTTTGGCCCATCGTGCCAGCGTTGGCGAGGTTGAATTGCTGGAGGCATAGGTAGCCGAAGGCGTCGAAAGCGTGGTCTACGCCTAGGTTTTTGTTGGGGAGACCTGTTCCGGGGGCATAGGTCAAGGTGCGGAGGGATTTGATGAGTTCCTTGCAGCGCGGGTGGATCACCGTGCGGCGTGTTCCAGCAGCGTCGAGTAGGGCGGTGTTGACGGCGGTGATCTTGTCGCGGATTTTCCAGGGGGCTTTTGGGCTGGAGACGTTGAAACCGCTGCGGCGCAAGATGTTGTGGTCCGTGAGGCCCACGCCGCTGGTCTTTCGCGCTCCACCCGTGGGGTCCGGGCAGGCGATCACGCGGCGATCCACGCCGAAGCGGCGCGTGACCTCCTCCGCAAAGTCCCAGGTGGTTGCTCCACCCGTGAGCATGATCTCGTCGAACACGTAAAGGGTGTCGTCTTTGCGGACTGCGCAGATGCCCGACATGGGATCCACGTTGAAGTCGACTCCAAGTAAGAGGGGGAGGACGGATATGTCCTCGGCTTCCGGGCTGATGTT